CGGAGATAACTCACGACACATATGTTCGCGATCGCGAATAAATGTATCGCCTTCCGCTATTTGAATATCGTCAAACTTTCGTTCTTCCCAAAATGATTTCGTAAATACCAAAGTAGCTTCGGATACGCGTTGAGACATAGGTAGTTGAATGGGTGGAGCATTCATGAATGAGCTGTATTTTGCAATATCATAACAAGGAATCACCGTACAAAATGCACATTGTTTTGCAGGAGATTTTAGCATCATTGCTGTACGTTCCAACACACTGTTGTTGGGATACACATCATCGTCATCCATAAATGCAATCACATCATACATTGCTTTGGAAATACCAATATTGCGTTTCTCACCAATTGTTTTCTTCTCATCCAAACGTACATATACCACATTCGGTACACCAATCAATGTATCTTCAATGGGATCATCACCATCATCTACAATAATCAATTCCAGTTTGTCTTCGGGATATGATTGAATCATGTATGAATATTTTAGAATCGGCATGAAAACACGACGATCGCGTGTGATACAAACAATGGATACATCGGGCAATTCATCTTCTTTAGGCAGTACATCTTTCAAAGAATAAGGAGTTTCTGCAACCAATAGTTCAGGCAAGAATGATCGCATATGCTCTAACCATTTTTTGTGGTTATCTTCAAACAATTTACGCATACATTCAGATCCATTCTTTCGTTGCTTAAAAGAAGTATCGCAATACTCTTCAAGAACATCACACAAAGAAGTAAGATTGGAAGAAACATAATTTCCTAAACATTTTTCATTGGGTATTGTTTTTTCAATATCCACAAACTGAATACCTGTTTCTCCCACAATATTCTGCTTAAATGGAGGAATAGAAGACACAATCAAATTACATCCAGCTGCCATAGCTTCATTCACGACATGTCCAAACCCTTCTGCTTTGGATAAGCAAATGCATAGTCCACAATCTTTCAAAAGTTCATCATAATATATATCTGTAAGAAATCCGTGTACTTCAACAGAATCTTTTATTTCTTCGGGTACTTGAATAGGTCTCCAAGAAACAATTTGTAGAGTAGGTAGTTTTCTATAAAGTTCTGGGTTCACGTTTTTGATTTTAGAGTATGCGTTGTAAAGAACATCCAATTCACGATTTTGACTTTTACCAATCGGAACAATCGCTTTATAATAGTTCTTTTTTGAAGGACATTCTTTATTGAGAGATGTCCAACCTATATACCGAACAGGTGTAGATGTTAGTTGTTTAAAAATATCTTCTGCTTCGTGTGTCTTTACCCAAATCTCATCCATCATGTCAAAATAAGGAATCCATGTTTTCAGTGTTTGTTCATGATTCGGAATCCAGATGTTTTTACGAGCATAGGGAAATAGAGAAGGATTGACAACTTCAAAAAAGATATTGAAATCTGCTTCTTGGCATTGTGGTTGACCATATTGCACCAAACAAATCTCTACGTTTGCATCAAAGACCGCCGTAAGAAGACCGCGCATAATATTCACATCTTGTGAAAGTCCAGTATTCTTACGATGATTACTAATTAGATTTACTTTCATTTGCATAAATGATTTACTTTGGTAGTAAACGTTTTGTCGCACGTCCTTTAAAAGGTCTTCGAAGCGTTTTTGCACGTGTTTCAAGATACTTCAAGTACTCTCGCCATGACTCTTTCTCTTTTGAAACACATGGTAAAAATACACATGGACGATCATGCCACCATTTCACATTCTTTTCACCGTACCATCTCCACATAAAGACAGGATCTTTGATTTCCTTTGTTTCGGAAAGTTCAGTTTCTTGTGTGAGTTTTCTGCAAAGAGCTTTTTCTACTAAAGAACCATAGCCATAGTGTTCGTCAAATATATTTGTTTTATAGAGTTCGATAGGCGCAAACTGTTTTCCATTCCATCCAATACCTGCAATTGGACGAAAGGAATCCCATGTAGGTTCAAATGTGTAAAGACTTTGATTGTATTTTTTGTAAATACGATCGTGAAATGTAAGTAACTCCATTACATGCCTAAAAGAAAGACTTCAACTCACCTGTACGCGTTCCATATACACTTGAATTTGTTGGATTTGCAATAGGAGGCGCAAAGTCTTCTAGATCGGTAATATAGAATTGGTGAAAATCAACTTCCGAATAAACTTTTGCAGATGCATACCCAATCACACGACTGTTTAGATCTGCAAGTTCTTCTGCAACCATTGCACTATTATTCTGCGAGTACATCAAATAATAACTACGCATAATAATTTTTACTTGCTGGGCATCCTGAGGACCCACTTGGTACTTGTTTCCACTCATACGAAATACTTGTTCCTGAATTCCCTTTTGAATGTTTGCAATATTATCCTCACTAAAAAACACTTCATTCAAAGGCGTTGATTTGTGTATGTGACCAATCATATCACGACGAACCGTTTCGCCAAACAAACTAGGACCATCAGAAGTAAGTTTGTAGGGTGTTGCAGCATATGCGTTTCCTACTTTATCGCGAATGTTGGAAACAGCACCATTATGTTGAGGAGCTTGAAACAAATGATTACTGGATGTCATGTTGTAATGACTTTTAACACTTGACGGATCTACGAAGTTGTCCATTTACTTGTTTGTTATATTTTAAGTATTGTCTAGCAATCGTTCATATGCAGATGTCGAAAGAACTTCTTGAATTTGAAGAGTTAATGAAAAAGAACTATATTTTAAGTCTATAATATTTCCATATGCATCTAAAAGACTAATGCTAATCAAATTAATATTTGTAGGTTGATGAAAAAAGTATTTTTTAGATGTTGTATTTAAAGAATTATTATCATATTGTGTCGTAAATTTTGGAACCGTTAAAGGAATTTTCAAAAATGCAGTAAAACTTGTTTGATCAGAATTTTGATGAGTAATTAAATCCCAATCAGATAATTTTAGGTATATATATTGATCTTGTATCGTATCAGGATACGTTTCTGCTAAGATTACTTGTGATTGAATACCAAGTGAATATATAGCATCATTTGGAGGTGTTTGTAAACTAGATGTATAGATCTGCTGTAAGAACCCTAAATTATATCCTAATCCATTACCGTATGAACTTGTTTCCACAGATGGAAATGTTATCGTGAATGGTTTTGTACTATCTATAGTTCCCAGAAAATAAACAACATGTATATTTGAATTATAATTAATTTTTAAAGCATCGTTGGTAGGAACAAACTTATTTACAATTATATTTATGACTTGTTGTAGCGCACCTGTTAATGTAGTCACATCGGGTTGCTGAGGAGTTATGTCGGGTAGATACGGTGTTCCTGTAGTTGTATTTACAATGTTTGTATAATTTCCATCTGGGATTGTTAGAGAACGTGCTGTTCCTAAATATGTTATGATAAAAGATGTGTTCCCTCTAGCTGCAGAAAATGTATAAAAACTATTTGGAAATTCAATAGAGGTTACTTCAACGGTATAGACATTTTTATACTGACGAGCTGTTCGAAACGCAAAATTTGTTCCTGATTGGACAGATGTAAAATCTAGGTTTGCTTCATTAGGAATAACGTTTCCTTGACAATCTGTAGTAGTACCCGTTAAAGGTATTTGATTTGTTCGAAATCGTCCATCAATATTAATTACATTCATACGAAAAATATTATCTTTTTTGACACTGGCTAATCCCAATCCATCTTGTTTATTTGGTGGTTTAATGACATGTTCAGGTTTATTACGATTTCCTGAAGGTTTATTGAATTCATCTGGGTCAGGTAATTCATTCTCTTCATAATCATGATCTTCATACGGAGGTTGTTCTATATCATCATATTCGGTTTGATGCACCAGTACATTTTTCGCATTTTCTTCATAGACTTCTGCTAAAACTTGTTGGTATGTCAAGTCCATTTGTTATGATATAATTCCAAAATATGTAAGTAAATACACCATGCCCTTTTTTTCGGCAAGTGAATATACCGCCCAAGCAAGAACTATTGTATGTGGTGTTACTGGACCTACTGGACCTAATAACGGAGTTCCAGGAGCTACAGGATCTACAGGACCTCAAGGACCTCAAGGACCTTCAGGATCTCCAGGATCACAAGGCAATACAGGTTCTACAGGTTCTACAGGCGCTACAGGCGCTACAGGCCCTCAAGGACCTGCTGGAACAAATGGTATTTCAACAGGAGCGATTCTGTATTTCAATTTAGCTGACAATACATTAAATTATGTAGGTAGCCCAACAGGAAGCATTACATCAACATTACAAAATATTGGGGGAGGAAATAATTACTACTATCCATCCTATAATGGATATTTTAATGAAGCTACAGGTACTCAAACAACTACAAAAATAGGTGTATTTCAGTCTCCTGCAAATTTCCTCCCTGCTGTAATACCTGCAGGATCATGGAATTTTACAGTTTCGTATTATTCATGTACTCCAGGCGCATTACCTCAAATATCAAATTTACCAGCAACGGGAATAACGTCAAAAATATATGCAGATATAACGATTATAAATGATGGATCTCACCAGACAACTTCATCACAAATCCTTACAGTACCTGCAGGCGCTGATCAAGATGGAATAACTACAATACATATGAATTTTCCAGGGGATACAGTTGCAAATATAGCAACTGCGCAATTACAGATAACATTTTGGGCACAATTAGCTCAAGCTCCAAATGCTGGAGATGTATTTCAATTTTGGACAAATGGAAGTTCAGTTTCGTATGTTACGACTTCTTTACCCCCATCGTTTGGTCCCACAGGACCTCAAGGACCTCAAGGACCCCAAGGACTTCAAGGACCTACAGGCGCTTCAGGTTCTCTATCCTTAATTCAAAAATTCTATGGTATTTGGAATAGTGGTATACCATTAGCAGCAAGTGATTTTATGACATATAATTCTAGTTACGGCGGAAGTGATGATCTAACGTATGTAACATTATCTCCCGTAATAGACGGAGCCTATTATGAATATATTTATATTCGGAAACCTGGACTGTATCTTGTAGTTGTCAACAATTTATATTTTGAGAATATTCCCCAAGCTTCTTGTCCCATAACATTCCGAGTTAATAGTACAGAAAGAGAAGTTGCAAGAATTTTTACTGGATTTCCATTTACGTCTCCAGTTGTTCCTGAGTTCTCGTTTACATTCTATATTCCTAATAACATTGTCCCAACCACCTTTGTAGTTTCACCAGCTGCTCCATTTATAGTAAGTCCTAGCGCAAATTTGACATTATATTTACTACAGGATTCGGCTTAGTTCATCCAACCACATTTGTTTGGGCGTTTGTGCTTCCAAATCTACAATGTTTTTATGAAGTTCTTCCAAATCCTTTTCATGTTTCTGTGCATGTTTCAATGTTAGTGAAGCAATTGGTAGATTGAGAAGGTAATCAAACGAATCTTTAATTTTCACAAATTTCTCTTTTGCAAGAAGACTATCACATTCTTCGGTTGTTTTCTTGCGAAGTTCAGGACGTGGTTTCTCTTCACATTGTTGCCGAATGAATCGCACAACGTTTTCATGATAGGGCAATTTATCTTTCAATGTTTTCAGCATGAATTCGCGTCGTTTTGCATACAGTTCCAAACGAACACCTACAAACTCACGTAGAATCGCATTCGGCGAATCGTATTTCTTGATAACACCTTTGCTATTGAAGGCGTGCATATTTGTCAACTTAATTTTTTGAATCAGGTGCTTTTCAATTGCAGCAACACCTCCTGTTCCAATTTTTACTTTTATGAGAATGTCTGTATCTGTAGATGTATCTGTGAAATCTTTGATCGTACCATCCAAACATAGTTTATCCAAAACTTCACGAAAATCAGACGTCCATGTTTCAACTGGAAGTTCTGTGATCGTAATCGTATCTTTGTCAACTGTCCAAAGACCTTCTACGAAATAATCCTGCTTATCAATCTTTGTTGTTTTTCCTTTGAATCCACGTGTCCAAGGCGCAAACTCCCGTTCTAATCCTGTTCCATTCTCAAGCCATTCTACAATCGCACTTTTCAGTTCTGCAGGATGAAACGATGGAATAAACGTAGAATATCCTGTACCGATTCCACGACATCCATTCACCAACAACATAGGGAGAATAGGCGCATACCAATCAGGCTCAATTGGAATTCCGTCATCGTCACGATACGTAAGCACATCAAAATCATCGGAAGGAACAAGTTGTGAAACATGGGGTTGTAAATATGTATGAATGTACCGAGGAGATGCAGAATCCTTACCTCCTTGCAATCTCGTACCAAACTGTCCCTGAGGAACCAGCCATGCGAGATTGTTTGAACCTACATAATCCTGAGCCATTCCAATAATTGCATCGTTCAATGACGCTTCGCCATGATGGTATCCAGAATGTTCTGAAACATATCCTGCAAATTGCGCGACACGAATTTCTGATTTCAAATTTCGCTTGAATGCAGAATACAGAATCTTGCGTTGCGATGTTTTCAGACCATCCATTACATTCGGAATCGAACGTTCCAAATTATAGTTTGAAAAGTGAATCAAATCTTTGTTAACGAAATCTTCATATACCAAACTCTCTCCTGGTTTTGCATTCACAATATCCGATCGATCGTATGTTTTTAGCCAATCCTTGCGATCATCTGCTTTTGACTTGTTAAACGCTAGTTCAATGGATTTGTCAGACACATCGCCTGAATACGTATAATTTACAATATTCAAAGACTTGAAATAATCTTTTGCTTCATCGCGTGTTGATGTACCCAACCCTTTATAGTATTTGACCTTCCATCCTTTGGATGCGTCAGTTTTACGCCATTCTTCATATTCGTATTGAGTATAGAATGTCTTTTGTAGTTTGCCTTTGGATGCTTTCACGATAGGTGTAGACATATACGTAATAAATCCTGGGATTTGAATAAGTTCATGCCATAGTTCGTGGAACATGTTAATGAGAAGACCACGAATGTGTGATCCGTCATAATCTTGATCTGTCATGATAAGAATTTTTCCATATCGCAATGACTTTACATCTACATATTTCTTACCAGATTCAAGCCCAATGATCTTTTTTAGATTAGCAATTTCTTCTGTTGCTTCGACTTTCTTTGCAGAAATATCTTTTACGTTGAGAAGTTTACCTTTCAAAGGAAATACACCATAATACTTACGTTGTTCTTGAGACAATCCACTCAAGGCCATCGCTTTTGCTGAATCTCCTTCAGTAAGAATGAGAACACACTCATGACTTTTTAGACTTCCTGCATACACCGCATCATCCAATTTTGGAAGACCCATGATTTTTGTTTGTTTCTTTCCATCTGTCTTCTTCATTTCCTTGGCATCTTTTGCATCTTGTGCTTCCAAGACCTTATTTACAATATTGAGTTTTGATACAACTTTCTTGAGAAATGTCTCATCAAGTTTGCAAGATACTTTGGAAGTAAGAACCTCTTTGGTCTGCGAACTGAATGATGGATTCTCAACAAAGCAATGAATAAATACAGCTAGAGAATCGCGAACAAGTGCGGGTTTAACTTTGATTTTCTTCTTTGTTTCCAAATATGTAACAATATGCGAGACAATCTGTCCCGTAATCTCGTCCACATGTTTTCCACTCTTCGTCCAAATGCCATTCACAAAACTAACACTAAATGCCTTATCAAAACTATTATCTCCAACTGCAATTTGCCATCCCACTTGAGGAGTGTCTGTAAGAATAACTGTATCTTTTGGGAGATACCAGGAGCAGTACGTTGCGAAATTTCTCATCCTCATAATAGCTGTTCCGCACCATGTGACCTTGACACCGTTAGGGACTACTGTCATTGCAAGATCGTAAACACGTCTCTCAATCACTTTACGTAGATTTTCAGGAATTATATCCTCTTTCCATCCAAATCTAGAAAAGTCAGGTGTCCACTGCAATTCTACATACGGTTTTGTCTTGCATGATTTGATAATTGGCATTCCAATGACAGACATATTATTTTCAAATGTTTGTGTGTATTTCAGTTGACGCTTTCCATCTACGATGTTTAGCATCAGTTTTTTTGAAAAGATGTTTACGAGTTTTACACCATATCCATTCTTTCCGCCCACAAGTTTCTTTTCTGTTTTATCGTAATTTGTAGAGGTTAGAAGTTCACCAAAGATCATTTGAGGAATATAGACTCCATATTCAGGATGTTTATCCACATCAATGGATTCTCCGTCATTTTTAATAACAATCGTCTTTCCATCCACAATAGAAATCTCAATATGTTTAACGGGATTCTCGGATTTATTTTGCTTTAGGCGCACAACATGATCGTGTGCATTCACCAAAAGTTCATCAAACAATTTGTAAAATCCTGGATTAAACAAAAGTGACTTTTCTACGAAGGTTTCTTCTTCTACGACAAACAAATCTTCAATTGAATTTTCAATAGACCCGATATATGTATCAGGAAGTGACAAAATATGTTCACGATGCGTATGTTTGCGATATTGCTTGGATAGATCTGACATCCTATGTATAGTCCACGAACTTGGTGTATGTAAATTCGTTTTGAATGACCCGTTTTCACATTTTCAGGATAGTTAGTCTAAATGCCTCCTCGTAAGACAAAGGGTTTACCGAAAGAGTCTTCATTAGTAACTGAAACACCTATTGTTTTCTTTCTTAAAATAGGCGAAGAAGAAGAACAGTTTATTATTCCTGCAGATGAAGGACTCGTTTCCTACGCAGATATTTTGAATACTGTGGAAGTATCCAATGTTCCTGAACGGTTTAATACAGAACTTCTAAAATCAGTTCTTGATAAAGTATCTATTGATCGGTATAGTCCACAAACAGCTTGTTTTTGGTGTTGTCATGAATTTGGATGGACATGCTGCGTTCTCCCCAAATCATATGATGCGTATAAGAATATGTATTCCGCAGAGGGACATTTTTGTTCTCCCGAATGTGCTCTTGCATACAGTTATGCAGACAATCGTATTTCTGATTCTACAAAATGGTTACAGCATTCTTTGCTGAGCACAATTTATTCAAGCATATATAAAACACGTATTCTTTCTCCTGCTCCTCCTCGTACATTACTTCGTATGTTTGGTGGTGTCCTAGATATCAAGCAATACAGAGATTATATTACAGGAATGAATGATATAGTTCTTTCTGATCTTCCACCTATACGTCTACAGTTTCCATCCATGAATGTTCAAGGACCTCTTCGTGATATTAAAAAGTATGTGTCACTTTCTACTGATGTTGTTGAAAAAGCAAACGAACAACTCCGTCTAAAACGTTCAAAACCTTCCAACACAACTGTGCTGACACTCGATATGTGTATTAATAAATCGCATACGTAAGACAATGGCGTTCAAAGAAGAACTTATTATTCGTACGGCTGTAGGGACTGTATTAGGTTTAGCGATTAACAGTTTTATGGCGAGTTTAGGAAAGGATATTCTAAAACCTATTTTTAGCCGTAAATCATTTGATAAACTAGAACATGAGTTTATTGCAACTATTTTTGGCGTAAAAATCAATTATGGTGATTTAATCGGTCACTTTTTAAGCATGATAACTGTGATTGTAACTGTATATATTACGCTTTATATTGCAGAAAAATACAAGATTTTATGAGTCATTTATATACATCAAATGTACATTTACTAAATGTTCACTTGTTGTAGGCGTAAACAACTTCAAAGCGAAGTTGCATGTACTATTGAATGTGAACGAAATGTTCCGCAACATAGTTCCAAGCAAGGAAGCCCATCTATCAATAATATTCGTATGGACGCAATTATTAGTTATGTCACAACTCTTCCCGTTATACGGAATATTTTATGCATGAATCACCCCGAATATCTTCCCTACGAATTTGAATCTATTCAAATAGAACCTGATCTGTATTTTCAACTTTTGGATCTAAAACATACGGATGAACAAGTTGAAATGATTCGCTTCAAACTCTTTTGCTATGAACATGATATTCGTTACCTACAAACATTTATTGATAAATGCAATCATGATTATGAGCGTCGTATGGCGAATAAATTAGGTACGTCTTTATATTACTTTGATATGATGACAGCAGGAAAAGGACGTAACCGAACAACTCAGAATCCTCTACCGAATACACATCTCATCTATACGAAACATAAGTTTTACACAACTCGCACATTTGATAATGTGTTCTTTGAACAACGACGACATGTAAAGAATCATGTAGAATTCTTTTTGAACCGACGAGATTGGTATGAAAAAAAAGGAATTCCTTACACGCTAGGATTTTTGTTTCATGGAGGTCCTGGTACAGGTAAAACTTCTTCCGTAAAAGCTATTGCGAATACGGCACGTCGTCATATTATCAATGTCCATCTATCTGAAATAAAAACAAAATCTCAATTACGTCATCTATTTTTCAATGAAGAAATTCATGTATACAACGGCACTACCACCGAACGGTTTGTGATTCCTGTTCATGAACGCTTATATGTGATTGAAGATATTGATGCGATGGGTGATGCTCTTCTTCGACGCGAATGGAAGAAACCTACTTCAAGTGTAGAAGAAAAACCTAAAAAAGCAGGAGATCCTTGGTTAGATATGCAAGAAGAAGACCCAAAAGAACCCATTGATCTTTCCTTTTTGTTGAATCTTTTAGATGGTACTCTGGAATCTTCGGGCAGAATCATTGCTATATCCAGTAACTTTCCTGAACGCATTGATCGTGCATTGATTCGACCAGGAAGAATTGATATGATCATTCACTTTAAGAAATGCAATATGGCTATTCTTAACGAAATGGTAACAAGTTTTTACGATAAAGAACTAGACGGTCTCACATGTGAAGATTATAAATGGAGCCCTGCAGAAGTGAATCAAATTTTGTTTCGAAATTTTGAGAATGCTGAAAATGCAATTCGTGAACTAAACGAATTAACACCTACAGATTTGTATGGGTTTGATCTCATTGAAAATAATGCAAATCTAAGTTATGAAGCTTACGCCAAAGATTGACAAGCTTTTGCAAGACGACTAATGTTTTGAAGGTATTTCCAAACACATTCCTTTGAAGATACGCTCATCTTTGCAACATAGTCTTTTAGCTTTTTGAAAATATTCATATCCACATATCCATTGTAATCTGCAAAGTCATTATCAAGAAAGAACTTCTCATCCTTGCTCATGATTTTATCTTCAAAATGTGTTACACTATCGCAAATGTACTTTGCTAGAATAGAGGGGTTTGTACTTTTTAGAAGACGAACACTTGTAGAAAGCAATGGAAAGTCAGGATCTTCTGGATACATTTCAGTTAGTTCACCAATAAAGGACATAAATTGATCAAATAGAGCAGTCATCAATACTGCCTTAGAGGCCATTTGTAATCTAGTATTGTTTTCTGTGAAAACTACAAATGAATGTATTCGTATTTGTTATTTTGTTAGGAATTTTACTGACAAGTATATTTTGGGTAATACCTACATACGCTTCTCCAAAAGATCAAGAGACTATAAAGAACTGGCTTGGACTTGGTTTTTCAGGTTTGCTTTTAGTTATTTCTTTAATTGAAACACATGCGCAAGACCCTACCTTAATTGCTCCGATTGTGTTGTATGTAGTCGTTTTAGGTGTATGTTTGTCGGGTATATATTGGTGGATTCCAACATATATCAAGCCAGAAGAACAAGATGATGCTACGAAATGGATGTTTTTATCCACATCGTTTGCAATTATTTTAACAAATATTATAAGTAAGAAAGCTATACCTGCAACTATATCTATGGGTGGTCGCAGACGTTAGTTTACTTACGCGCAACACCTGCAAATTCTTTCTCACGTTGTTTTGTCATTTCTTCCATACGTGCTGCAACATCGCCATTTGATCCTGCTTTACTCTTAATTGTATTTTCGCTAGATGGTTCTGGGTTGCCTTTGCTCATAGATGCAGAACTATCTAAAAATGTCCACATACTTCCTCCTTCCGATATAGATTGTGTAGGATTGTCCCACATCGAATAAGAATCGCCTAAACGACCACTCCCTTCAAATCCCCAAGGACTGTATTCTCCAGGTGCAGAATTTTGAATAGCTCCAGGAGTTGTGGTTGGGAGTTCCTTCCGAGAATTTGTAGGTTTTGCAATATATCCAAAAATATCCTTACCTACAATCACATCTTTCGTATCGGGAATATAGAGTGTAGGTACCTTCTTAAGAAATGAAGGAATTTGATCGCGAGGAAGACTCTCTACCAAAACAAACTTATACAGTCCTGCTTTGTTGAGCCCTTTTAACGTCTCAATAATCTGTTTACAATTCGGGCATCGTTCACTGTAGAAAAGATAGGGTTGTGACATGTTGTTCAATTTTCACGAAAAAAACGGATGAAACAATAACGAAACGTAGGAATAGTAAAATGGCAAGCTTTGAGAATCTTAGCATCTCCAAGAATGGGTTCGAGCTTGCATGCGAACTTCGAAATTTTCCAGTATCTTTTGCTAATGGACTTCGCCGTGTGCTAATTGGAAATATTCCAACCGTAGTTGTGCGTGATATTCAAATTCATGAAAACACAACCCAAATGCCTCATGAAATGTTGAAACATCGTATGGAAATGTTACCTATTAAAGTATCTCCCACGAACTCCACTACGATTAAAGATGCAAAGATCAAGCTTCATATTCTACCTGAAAAAGAGGGAGATACACGAACCATTACAACTGATGATTTTGCAGTTGACTCTGCAAATCCCGAAATTCTAATGAAAGATCGTGATCTTGGTACGCCCTTGCTTTTCATGCGTGTTCGAAAGGGAGAATCCGTTCATGTAGAAGCACGTCTTGCACTTGAAAACAATGAAGTATCACAAGTATGTACAGCTACAACACGTTGGCATGTTGATCCCGAACTAGCAAAAGAAGCTCGTAAAGCATACCAAGAAGCAGGAAATGATGTTCGTATATTTGATAACTCTCTTATTCAGCGATATTATTCTCGTGATGTAAATGGTCGTCCCAATTGGATTGGTCTTACAATTGAGAGTGTGGGTGTTCTAACATCCAAAGATATTCTTAAAATGGGCATAATCATTCTTCGTAAGCAAGTACTTGACTACGTGAAAGAAGCTCTTGAAAATATTCAGCGTGAATCAGATGATGGAACATATTCAATTTCTCTAGAACAAGGTGGACATACGGTAGGGTATTTGATGCAAGAAGTCATATATTATGACGCAAATATCAACTTTGTATCCTATGATATCCCGCATCCTCTACGAAAGACAATGGTTCTACGGTTTAATACTGCAAAGAAGCCCGAATTCATCTTGAATCTGGCAAAAGATACCATTGAGGAATATTGTTCAGTAGTAGAAAAGGGCCTATAGAATAACAATGGAGGCGGGATTTATAAGATTTGATCCTGCGAGTGAATTTGAAGTGATTGAAAGTATTGAGTTTGAAGAAGAGATTGCAAGACCAGAGTCTCTACGTTTTTACACTCTGGATGAACAATTATTGGATTATTTTGATAAAGTTCTTCCCAAAAAAGGAAAGATCACAAAATTTGAATACAATAAGATTTCACAAGAAGTTGATCGTGTTCGTGATATTTATGATACAGTCATTACTGTAACGGATACAGATTATAGAGTAGACCTGTCGCGCAAAGACATTCATGTAGACTGGGTAAAGCCTATATATACACCTCTAAAACTTGTGACATATCCGTATGTTACACAATGGTTACCTTTGTACAAACCTGAAGTTCGGTCAACTCCAAATTATTATCCACGTATGTTAGCTGCATTACCCAAACCATTTAATACGGTAGGAACTGAGGGTGTTTCCTATATGAAAGGTGGTATTCTTGTAGACGAGGATGGAAAGAATACGATTCATACATTAGGAACATATCAACGCACAAAAGGTATTATACATGAAGATGGATCGTTTACAGTTGTGAAAGTTCCTATTGCAAATACAGCAGACAACATAAAGGTCAAAGGATTCTTTATTCAAAAACGACCGTTTGAAATTCCAAATCCGTTAGCTGATCATCCGTTTCTTTCTTCTAATGCACCTTCTACATTTTTAACAGACGAATCTTTGGAACGTGTATTTCCAACCTTAGAAGCGATTATGACACACGGTGTTCCCAACACACAAAATCCTTATGTAGAAGGAAAACAGTTTTTGAAAATATATGATGTAAAATTAGCAGAAGTTCCTTGGAATTTATGGAAAGATAGATTTCCTCCCGTGGATACGATTTCTGCTACACCTACCATTTTATCTGTTACATTTCCTCGTGTCAATTCAGAAGTAGCACCTTCGAAAACATTACAGGATATTTATGTACAACCTTGGTATCCAGGATTAGAACCTCGGTATTGGCTGTCTAAGCAAGAAGATGGAGGTGCATTGGTTTCAAAAATGATTCTTTCCAAAGCCAGTAAAGCGGGTCTTTTAGCTCCTGCTGTTTTAGGAGAGAAACCTATTATTCCTCTAACAATCAGTAGTCCCGAAGAATGTTTCCTTACAGATGATTTTAATGTATTTTTAAATTCAGGCGTGTATCGTTCCCCTGCTTGGAATGATGTAAATTCAGCGGTTGATAAACATAAACCCATTCCTTCTGGTCATTGTATTCCCGTTGCACAAATTGTACAAGAACGATATGACTTTTTAACAGGCAACAAGATTGCATGGAAAGAAACAACTGATACGGACATTCTCAAAGAACATCAACAACTTTTGAAGTTCTTTCAACATGTAGAACCAAAAACAAAACAGATTGTGTATGAGAAATATGCTGGACAACCGCAATCAGATCTTAGAAGACAAATTTTAGCACTTTTGCATGATGAGAACCGAACATCCGATGATAAAGTAGATGCAATTGGAAAGATGTTACGTGGTTCTTTGTTAAAAGACAATATCTATTTTGATAGTAGTGAATCTTTCTTGATATGTGGTCATACACTTGCAGAGATGCAGGGTGATATGGATGATTTTTACGAGAAATGGACAGAAATTGATGAAGGATTTCGAGCGTGTATTTTTTGCGGTGAACGTGTTAGTTCCGATGTATTTCTAGCACTGGATGATTTTGATGAAGATGGAAATGTTATTAAGTCACACGACGTTTTACAAAGTGGAGGGGAATCACATGTGGTCGCATTCTCAAATTCATTGAGTAAACTGAAAAGCGCATTTGTGTTGGAGAATCCTGGCGAATCCATTCTGTATTTGTTGCTTTCGTTAATGCAAGTTCTTCCTATAGAATCACAATTACTTCCTGTCGTTCAAAACATTCGTGACTTAACAGCTGTTCTACGATCCAATAAAAAGATTGAAAAGACGGCGAAAGAACGAACTGAAGGTATTTTAGGTATTGCAGGAATGGTTGTTTTGCTACAAACACATAATCCGTTCTTAATTCCTCGTCGTTCGTTTGGATCTAAAATTCTGCGTTTAACAGGATTTCCTCGTGATACAGAAGATATTTCGGATTCTCCTACATTGGATACTATAATTTCTATTTTAAAAACGACATTTGAATCATCGCCCAATACATTCAAAGGTCCTACAACAACGTTGTTGCGACTTGTTATTTCAAAACCAAAAGAGGTACGTAAAGAATCAATTGTATTTTTGAAACAAGTTGCACAAAAATTCAAAACTCAATTTGTAGCTGCAAAAGATAGATATCAAGTTCCAATGGATACAATTGCCACATCTCAAGTATCTTTTCCCATTTTAACTGTAGAAAAGCTATCATTTTCTCCGTCTGAAAAACTCAATGAGGAACATATGTCTGCATGCAACATACCTATGCCTAGAGCCTATATTACAGGTCGTTTACCTCCCAACGTATCTCAAGACTTGATTGTTCTAGCACCTACAAAGGTATCCAATACAGCGAAACAGATTAATGTTACGTATGAGCCTCGCCCATTAACTGTTCTAACAAGTGAGGAAATTCGTAAGAAAACAGGATTAGGATTTCCAAAAGGAATGAAGTTAGAGAAACTTGAATCCTTTTTGCGATCGGATACAGACGGTATTGCGTTTCTTGCTTTATTAAACCGTATTTTGGATGTTTTGTCTAAAGCGTCTTTTTCGGTAACAAAACTAGCAGAGTATAGACATACAAGTGTATTTCTTCAAACAACTATACAAGCTTCTTTATTGCGTGATGCGGCTCGTGGAGTTGTGTATGAATTAATGCATGATGTTATGAAGGAGTCAAACAAAACAGGTTATATATCGGCCTTATCTACTGCTGTTCAACGTGATTTGGTATTTAGTATGATTTTGATTACGAAAGAACAGGCAACAAAGCAAGATTCAGATTTGCGTACACGTGAACGTGAAATATTCAAGCAACGTATGAGAAGCATGAATGATACAGAACGTGAAGCCACAAAGATGCTTTTGGATATTGGTATTGCACCTTACATTATTACGAACGAAGATCGTGAAATATTTGCAAAAGAATACCGTCTTCCCGATCCCGAAGTAGCATATAACACGGCAGAACAAGCTCAAGATGAAGACAGACCTGAAGAAGGATATAATGCTTCTCGAGATCTAGAAGATGATGTTGCTGCTGTTGTGGATGGACATGAACAACAAGTGGACTATGGAGATTACGGAGATCGCAGAGAAGAACGAATGAATCGCGATTATGAAACGATTGCAAATTTTGATTTTGACGAAGGATACGGCGTTTAAAAAACGAGTAGATATATAAAATGGACCCTGTTGGATTGAAAGCAACTTCTCCCGAGTTTGTGCCGAGTTCTCAGGCAAAGGCCGAAGCAGATCGCCAAAGAGAAATGAGTGAGCAAGCCGCAATTGATGAGGCTGTAGAAGTGGAAAGAAAGTCGGCAGCAAGTGGAAAGGGTCGTAAGAGTCGTAGTCGTAAGTCAAATCGCAAAACTCGTGGGCGTAAGGGACGTAAAGGACGCAAAGTTACTCGCAAACATTAAGATACTTTCGTGATATATTTGCGTTTAAAAATCAACTTACATATATAATATGGCTCGTTCACGGCGTCGACGGCTTCAACGCGGTGCAGCTCCTGAAGATATAAAGAAACTTCAAGATAGTGCTAAAAATCTTAATTCGCAAGCTAAAACTCTTTCAGATCTTGCTACTAAGTCTGCTGTTACCGCTCAAGCTTCTGCAAATGATGCTAAGGCTGTGATGAATAATGTTTTTAGTGTTACTCTTCCACAAATTACAGCTGATATTGGTACAATTAATGAGATAAATTCTAAGGCTGGAAGTGAATCTTTACGTTCTTATGTTGAGAATAGTGTTAGCGCTAAAAAAGAGTTTGATAGACGAGCCGAAGAAGTGACTCTTCATAATGAGAAAGCTATAAAAGCTGCTGCAGATACTAAAGTTTACGCAGATCAGACAAAAAAATCTGCCGAAAATGTTTCTGAAAAATATGAGAGTATTCAAACAGCTACTCTTGATGATGCTAACAGATTAAGTAAAGAAATTGAGGATGCTACTAAAGCTACGAAACTCGTATCTGATGCTACAACTAAGTTAAAGAATGATACCATAAATGAACTGGATTTGACTATTGCTGCTCAAACTGCAGCTAAAAAAGCAGCAGATCTTATTCGTGAAGCCAAACAGGCTGTGGTTGCTAAAGATAAAGCAGTTACCGCAGATGCTGAAAAAAATAAACAAATTGGCGAAATGCAAGCTGCAAAGAAAATAGCAATTGAACGTTTGCGAAAACAGTTGCTAAACTCAGCATCTGAACCACTTGATCCTAGTGTTGCTTGTGAAGAAGAAAAAATAATAAAAAGTGAAACAACTACAAAATCTGAAAAGAGTGAACCTTCATCTCCAGCTCAAGTTAAACGACCTAAACAATCTAAGCCTCCAGCTCAAGAGGAAGATCTAGGGCTAAGAGGAGGTAAACATCATAAAACGAAAAAGCGACGTAAGATTTCCCGTAGACGTTTATCACGATAGTTTCATTTTTTCAATTTTATAGTTGCGTTTTTTATAGAGGGAAAGACGTTCTTGAAACTGTCTGCGAAATGCAGGATCTACAATATCAATAATTAAAGGATCTATAGAACGTTTTGTTTTCTCCGTTCTCAAGATTCTGCCCACAATCTGGTCCACATCAGGACGTGGTGTTGCGATGACAAGAGTATTAAGTTTAGCAACATCAAATCCTTCTTTGCACATAGAATACGTCGCAATTAAAATTCGTTTTGATTCACACCATTCGGTTCTTTGTGATGACTTCACATTTCTACCTAGAACACATGCGGCTTCCTGAATATCTAAAGGAAGTTTATCAAATAAAACTTTTGTATGATCTACACGATCTGTCAAGACTAGAATTTCTCGTTCTTTATCATGATACAAATCAGTCAAAATTTCAACAATTAAGTTATTACGGAGTTCATATTCAACAACTTTATTCACCATCAAAGATGTGAACATAACACCTGCATGGTTATAGATTACATCATTATATGATGAATGAGAAGGTTCAAATTCATATACTTCTACTTTCACATGTTCATCTACTTTATCAGCTGTATCCGATGTATACAACAGAGGACCTAGAAACCAATTGATAACATGCATCAGTTTATCTTTGCGATCAGGCGTAGCAGAAAGACCTAACATATATTTGGAAGTTAGTTTTGGAATTGCTTTTGAAAATGCTTCGGAAGCAATATGATGACATTCGTCTACAACAACAAGTCCAAAGGGCTGAAACGTCTCAATAGGATATTCTTTCATGGAAACACTTTGAAGCATAGCGACAACGATATCTTTATTTTGGATATCAATGACTTCTCCTTGCACACTACCAATTCGTGCGTTTGGAAGAAAGGCTTTGATTCGGTCTAACCATTGATCACGAAGAAAAGTGTTATGTACAAGAATAATTGTAGGAACACGAAGTTTCGATGCAATAAACAATGCACACACCGTCTTCCCACCTCCCGTTTGGAGTGACAGAATTCCATCGCGTGGTTGAGGATGTAGAAACGATCTCACTACCTCCTCCTGAACGGGCCGTAGAGATCCTGAGAACTTCCAATATGTATCGGGAGTCATTTCTACATTCCGTGTGGAAGTCTTGTGAGGACCGTATGTTTCAATACCGTAGTGTTTTGGAACGTATATATGGCTCTCTGTTTCAAAATAAACAGGATATCGTTGTACATACTGAGGCTTCACAAACACACTCGGAACATATGGTTTAACATTCAAAACTCCTTTTAGATGATGTAGATTCTGCACATCTTTCTTTAAAAGTTCATATCCGTGAATTGTGAGTGCCATTGCCTTTCCTAGTTTCTTGGAATTGAATACGTTTTACAATAAAAAATCCAATAGGTAGGTATAAATGTTCTCACCTGCACTTGTAGAATTTCTGGGTACGTCTTTGTTGGTAGGAACGGTTGCTTTTACAGGTGTTCCTGTTTTGATTGTTGCAGCTCTTGCTGTTGCAATTGGATTAGGAGGTAAAGTTTCGGGAGGCCATTTTAATCCTGCTGTAACCGCTTGGGCATTAGCATCTGGAAAAATAGGTCAAGCAAAAGCTGTAAGTTATATGATCGCGCAAATTGCAGCGGCTGTACTTGTTTGGGTGGTTGGATCAATGGTAAAGATATAAAAACGAATTCTATTTATGTAAGAAATACACATTTCAAAGAGAAAAATATGGAGGTGGATCCTGAGAGTGGTCTTACCGACCAACAGAAGTATCGTAATTATCTAACACTTATCAAAACGATTGATTATATTGAATCAGGTCAACGAATTACAGAAGATTGGATGATAGATAATAAAAATGAGATTCTAAAATACCGTGAGTGGATTAAAGACTATTCAAAAGTGAATGACGATGTGGAGAATCAAGACTTTCGTAAAATATGCGAAGATACCGAGGATACCATACAATATCTCTGCAAGTCAATTGAAAAAACAAACACCTTTGACACCGCCGTATATGTAACACTTCTGCGTTTGATCAAGGAAATTTGCGATTTCTTGTTTACAGATGAAGAGATTGACGGCCTTATGAAAATGATGTCACTATGAATACAATGATACCTGTTCGTTATTTTAGCGGACTATCTTCTGCGAAAAAAACACAACGAAAAAAAGAGATTTTTGCACGATCTAAATTATCATGGAAGAATCCCGCCGCATACAAACCTTTTGCAACTGATAAAAATGTGAAAACTAAGAAATCTAAATATATTCGTGAATGGCAAAAAAAGTTTCCTCATGCAAAAGGATTACAAAGATATTCAAAAGCAACAGGAGTTCCACTTCCGCTCATACGAAAATCTTATAATCGTGGTATGGCTGCGTGGAGAACTGGGCATCGTCCAGGCGCAACCGAACAACAGTGGGGGTATGCACGAGCTGCAAGTATGTTATTGTGTGGCAAAACACACTATACGACAGACGCAGATATAGTGACGAAAGCAAAGAAAACATCCAAAGGAAAGAGTTGGTTTAAAAAGACATGTAGAAATTCCCATGTGAAATATCAAAGATGAGTCGTGTTTTTGAGTATAATGGAGCTGTTGTCGCACCTTCAAATCCTGTAAAGAAGTTGAAGACGGTCAAGAAAACACTTACGATTGATTCAGGAGATCGTGATCTCGTAAAATATGCTACAAATGGAGATTTTGTAGTGTACTTGCCTCGTGTGTATGAGAATGTAATTTCTTTACGTCTTTCTGCTGCGGAGTTTCCTGCAGACCCAACATATGTTCCAAGTTCGTCACCTTCTCCACTCTATTTTCTTATAGATATTGAAGGTCTCAATAAAGCAGATGAATGTTCTGTAGGCGCAGATCGTTCTGGATATCCCGATGGTCATTTTGCAAAAATTCCATTTGTAGGTGGCGGTGCTTCAACAGTTACATTTTATACGGATAAAAGTCAGCAGGATAACATTGCTCACTATTCTCCTGCAATTGGAAAGTTAGATCGTATGCATATTCGTACACGTCTACATACCCAAAAAGCCAGTGGTGGCTATATGTATTGGCCTACAGAATATGCTTTAACGTTTGAGATTGAATATTTGGATAATGTTTTTGATGACTTTTCTCAATTTGAGTCTCGTCTTTTTGAACGTGCTTAATCCATGAGGAGATAGTCAAGACTACGAAATTCTCCTGTACTTGTCTTAAAATACACTGTCATTCCTTTCGGCATATCCGACATACGAATATACTGATCTGCAATATACGGGTTCTCCTGTGGAACCGATACTGCGACATGCGATTCCACTCTATCCTCTAGATTATAATACTTTAGATCGATAACGTGTCCAATTACGATACATCCATCAGGTTTCTTTATCAAACACTTGTTTCCGCGAGGCGATACATACGATGAATCATCAATATATTTTAGAATATCCACAAATGCATCCAGTTTCGGCGGAATGTCAATCACTGGAGCAAACACAAATCCAAGATTGGATAGAAGCGTATTCAAATAAATATATTTTGGAGTATTGTTAGAATTTTGGTGTACACGGTTCACTCCATACAAGACATCTCCTAATGTTCCACCACAATCCTTTACCCAGTCCTCAAGGGTCGCAAACTCCTTGTGGACTATGTAATCAAGCCACTTACCATTATGCGGTTTACAATGCCGAATGAGATTATCATTTTTTGCATTGACATACTGATCCTTGTTGGTAACCAACAATTCTCGCATAAGAAAGAAATAGGAGTTTACTTGCGACCAATCCCATGTCTTTGCGTCACCAAACAACTGTCCGTTCCACTTACTGAGAAGAAATGAATTCATCATTGTTGCGTTCATATTATTACCTCCTAATCATTCTGATACACCTACATTCGTTTTTCATTTCATTCTTCGTCCTAGATTGACGAAGGTGTCCAACGTAAAGAGAAAGAACACACCTGTAAAAATATACAACATCATATCTTGCGAAGAAGGCGCTTCATAACCAACTTTATTCTGTTCAATCATTCTCATAATTTGATCAAGTTTAATATCATGTGCTGCATTTTGAAAGGATGTAGGCGCATACGCAAAACTTGTTCCTGAATCAGAGGGAAAGAAAGGTTTGCTATATCCTTTTTTCGTGGATGTAAAATGTTCTTCTGTGTGTCCGATTTTGGCAGGGCCGTAATTCGCATCAGCTTCTTCATCTGAACCGACAATGGGCAATGACGCTGAAAGATCATCAATTGTCTTGCGATGGCGTTGTACAGCTGCTTGTGTGCGATGAATCGGCGTTGGGTATATACGTCCTTCACGCTCGGCATCACGTGGTTCTTCTTTCTGACTATATTTAGAAGCCATCGTATGATGCTTTTTAGGGAATGAGGATCCCCATACTTCTTCTATACTTGCCATGATTCCACTTGTTGGAAGACACATAGAAAAATATTAACATTCGGTTCAAACAAATGAGAGTCTCTTCTGTAGAACTTGGTATAGTCGCATTATTAATTGGATATGTTGCATTTTATACCCATCCCGTTCCTTCGCATATACAGGATTTCCTATCGTCTCCTGTAGGAACTGTTCTTATGTTGTCTGTAATTCTAGCGGTTACAGTGTATAAGAGTTTGATTGTGGGAGTGTTTCTAGCGATTGCATTTGTCATGTCTGTAGGTGGAGTAACTGAATATTTTGATCCTAAAGAGATGAAGCCGAAACAACCAGCACAGCCTAAAAGTGCAGGTGTGGCTGCACCCGAAGTCAGTGGAGCTCTAAAAGCACTTTTATCGGGGTCGAAACTATCTGCGGTAAAAGGTGATCGTATGCCTCAAACAGCTCAGAAAAAGGGAACTCCTCCTGTTCCATCTGTTCCTCCCGCCGCTCCTCCAAAAGCCAGTGCTCCCAAAACAGTTGAAACTTTTGCTTCATTTTAAGCAAGGATGATCGAACATATTAATTCTATTGGAACATCTCCATTTTTTATTGGCATCATGATGTTGCTTTTAAATGTAGGAAGTCGGTATATTACTCATGAATTCAGTCACGACGATAAAGAATACAGTGAAAACTTACTTCTTCGTCGCCTAGCTATTTTTGCAGCTTGTTTTGTAGGTACTCGTGATATTGTTACATCTATTTTATTGACAGCAGGATTTGTTGTCATTGCGGGTGGATTATTTCGTGGAAAAGGTCCCTTTTCTCGTGAAGGAATGGAGAATCCTGATTTAGCTATGCGTGCAGCTGCTGGGTTATCAAATCATGCAGATCAACCCGCTTATAGCAAAGAGGAAAAACCATTGTTCAAATAATGATGCCTTAGAAAACTAGCTAAACCAAATAAAACATCTACCAAAAGAATCATCCATGCATTTGTGTTGCGGTTTATCGCATTGTATGCAAACAATCCGTACAATGCTGCATGTATAGGTCTTAAATCATTCCACCATATTTTGCCACCAAAGACTTCAGGACCTGTTTCTCTTGATTTTGTGAGATAAATATACACAAACCCTATCGCTGGTAGAAGTGCAAGGTAACCTAAGTAAGGCAAGTATTGTAAGTTAATATGCTTAGCAATATAGACAAGTAAAAATCGTGTACCTATACAGCCAAACAAAAATAGTAAAAATCGTTTTTGTATGGTATTCATTCTTAAGACTTGTCTATAAAATAATAGATTTAAATCTATCTAATGAATATTTATTAAAATGCAATATGTATACTTTATATCAAATGAAAAACCTAACGAATACCCAGTTATAGATAAACATTATACTTGGTATCCCATCCATTCAAAATTATCTTTTGAAGAATTTTCAGAGATCTATCATGCGAAACCACCTTGTGCAATCTATACATACGGTAGTACCTGTATTTGGCAGTATCTTTATACTTCGTTTCGTATTCGTAAAATGTGGATTCACTTAAATGCTCTACCTATACAGATTATTGTAGAGCCTACTGTTTTCTCATCCGTCTTAGGTCATCATCTTGATAATGAAAATCCACTTGTTTCTGTTATCACATCAACATTTCATAGTAAAGAAAAAATACAAAGACCCTTAAGAAGTCTAAAACGTCAAACATATACAAATTGGGAATGGGTTGTTTGGGATGATTCAAAGGATAATCTTACATATGGGGATTTATTGCAGATGAAAAAAACAGACTTACGAATACGAGTATACAAAGCACCCGAACATTCTGGATTAATTGGAGAACTAAAAAGACTCGCTGCAGGAGTTTCATATGGTTCATTAATTGTAGAACTAGATCATGATGATGATTTACATCCAGAACTTTTACAATGGGTTGTTGATGCATCTAAAAAATACAAGGAAGCTGACTTTTTCTATTGTGATACTTGCCAATTGTATGAAAAGACACTAAAATGTCATACATATGGTGATTATTTTGGATTTGGGTATGGTGCAAATCTAAATGTATGGTCTAATTTGTTTAAAAAGTGGATTATTCAAACTATTAGTGCTCCACCTAATCCAGTTACTCTAAGGCATCTTGTAGGTATGCCAAATCATGTTAGAGTATGGAGGACAAGTTTTTACGATAAGATTGGAAAACATAATCCAATGTTATCTGTTTCAGATGATTATGACTTATTGGTGAGAAGCTATATTCATGGAAAATGGTGTTACATCGCTAAATGTGGATACTTTCAATACAGAAATGAAGATGGTAATTTTACATTTATTCGTAATAGTTTAATTCAACACAACGTAAAGCATATATATAATCGCTACAAATCAAAATTACCACCTGTTCCCGATAAATATCAATTTCAGCCGTTTTGGAAATCTGATGAACAAGAATTTCCAAAAACACATTTAGTATATAATCCAACTCCTCATAAATATTCAGTAATAATGTTGGAACCAGATGCAGAAAAAATTAAGCAGATATTGGATTTACCAGAATCAATTCATATTTATATAGTTGGAGTATGTCCAGATATTCCTGAAAATTTGAGAGATAAAGTAAGTTGGTGGGATTTAACAACAGACAACGTTGATGAGAAGCTACGTTATATGAAACATATTTCATTAGGAGAACATAGTGTAAGTCCAGAGTATATTCTAGAGCTTAATAGTAACACTGTTCTTACCAGTTGAGCCACCAGGTTTCTTCATAGCTGATGGAGTCATTTTTACACTTTTTGTTTCAACTCCAGCATTGACAGATTTCAATAAATCGTCAATGTTGACGGTGGGTCCTCGCATTTCCTTTACAGCTGCTGCAGGAGGTTGAGGATTAGGTTTTGTAGGTTTAAATCCAGTGATTTTCGGAGTAGCAGGAGGTCGTACATTTGTCTGTTGTGGCGGTGGAGGAGGAATCATTCCACTCATGAAACTTGAAAGACCTGCGAGAGGATTTGACGGTGCAGGTGCGTAAGGTGGTGGAGGTGGCGGAGGGGCACTCTTCATATTTTGAGTTTGCTGCTGCATAGCAGCCATAGAAAGCTGACGAGCAATATCAGGATTGGATTTCAAAATTTGATCCATATTTGGAATGGGTGCTTTCATTGCCATTTGATTGGTTAGATGAACCATATAGACCATCATACATGTACGAATGGGAATACGAACAAGCGGATGCATTTTTAGTTTGTCCCCATACAAATCATATAATTCCTCAAAATCTTCCTCCATATCACCTACATTCATCTGTGCAGACTCCGAAAGACCATCGAGTTTCAATCCAAACGCCTGCATTAAAGGAACATTCTTTGAACTCCATTCCATAGCTGACATACCCGTAATATACCAATCGCAAAACTGCTTAATGGTTTGATCCATCGCCTTTTCCTTGCGAATAAACTCAAGCTCTAACTTCATCTCTTCAAGTGGGGAATCTAGCGTAAAACGTTTACGAATGGGAACTCCTAGTTTGGAAAGACGCTCAAATTTACGAAGAATTTCATACTTCTCCTTCATCATGTGCTCCTCGGAGACACGAGGAGCAGAATTCATAAATGACGATCCTGCATTCAAATTACGAAATCCATCATTTGTTTCAAGAGGACCTGCTTCTGCAAACGATGGAACAAGTTTTGGCCCCTCACTCACATCTACTTCTCCAAATGAAGGCAGCTCGATGCTACCTAGATCGGGTAATTTAATATCGCCAGAACTTTCTGTCACTCTAGGATTTGTTAGAAAGTCAACACCTAAGATGTCAGCCATTTGTTTGAACTTAGGAGACCGTTATGAAAACTCTAACGCATAAAAAATGGATTTATCGTTTACCACAGTATGTGTGGCATACAATTGAAATGACGGATGATTCTATTGAGTACCATGAATCCATGATCTCGCTTCTAAAATATCAACAGCGTCAAAAGGAACTGAATACATTGCCGAACCTTTCTGAAGGTCAACAAAACGAGCTGATTGAAGCCGTGCAGGCATTTTCGGATGACCAAACGTGGAAAACATTTGTTCGAGAAAAACGTGTTATACACAATGTGTTTACGATACTTGATGAGTGCTACTATGCACTTAGACAAATAGATATAACAGGATATGTGATTGGAAAATTTAAAAGCGAAAAGTGGCAAGACTTTGTGGTTGATGTCATGCGAGAAACATTCGAGACAGGCAAGTTTATCGATCGCGATGGTGGTTTCAACGACTTCGTAGATACGGCCAGCGGATGCGATGAGCTTCTGTGGAATGTAGCATCCTCTCTCCTAGCACCTGAGAGGATAGCAGCCGTATTGATAAAGAAACTCAAAGACTTACATCTACTCCATGTAATAAATCTAATGCTCTAAAACCCATAACCCTTGTAGAAAACTATCTGCGAGGTCATCTTTCTTAGGATGCTTGAGCATGAAACTTTTTAGTTCTTCTGTAGGAACCAATTCTTGTGCATGAAGAATTCCTGTCTTTTTACGACCACTGTATGTTTTTGTTTTGTCTTCCAATGTTATCATATTGGTTAGTTTATGGACTGCGGATACACCTTTGCAACGAAAGCCTTGGGTTGTAAACCACATATGAAGCATACCTTGGACACACAACATACGTTTATCGGGTTGCTGCTCAAATACTATCAAGTCCGAGTTTTTCCACAGGTTTAATCGAGCCTGGAGAGAAGTCGATATGGCTGGCGCAAGATCTACGACGGAACATTGCTTTGCCGATTTTACGCACCTTTTCCAAACATTTCCAGAATAATGAAGATACAGTTTGTCTACCAGCTCCTTCTTCGTTTTCCCCTGAATGTTCATCGGACTTCCCATTGTCAATAATTCTTCTTTGGTCTTCTTCATCAGAGCTGTTTTCGGGTATCCTGATCCTGAGACCCCCTTGTGGCGGGTACAAGAATAAACCTGATTTTGGTTCCAACATGCTGCCTTCTTGCATTTATAACAGAGTGGTTTATCTAGACCACCTATCTCTGCCATAACATCAATTAAATCCCATCCTGTGATTTTTACATCGTGTCTATTGGTCCCTTCTAGAACACAATAAGCAAGATTACGTAATCCAACATCAAAGGATATCAATTTCATTACTTTACACACGTATTTACTATTTAAGCAGTAGCTTTCAAAAGCTGTAGAAGAACCGTTTTGGAATCACGCTTTCCATACGGAATACCCTTTTTGCTGAGAAGATCGCGAAGTTCCGCAGATGTCTTATCCTGCAAATCATCTACATCCGTATCTTCAGCTTTCGTAGCTGTGGCAGGAGGACCTTCTACAACTTCTACCTGCTCTTTTACAGACACACGGTCGTCTTCCTCCTCCTCTTCCTCGTCGGGCTGCTCCATCACTTGATTCTGTTGACGCGTATATTCAACATGTGCAGCAAGTGCTAGAGCAAGAGACTGTAGGTGCTGAAGCATACGCGTCTGTTGCCAATAGAGATAACCAATCATTCCTGAAAGAACAAAAATAAGAGACGCTAAAACGACAATTGTCACATATGTAAGTTCCATTTGCTCAATTGTATGGAAGAAACCTTCGTTCTTTAAACGTAATATTTATAGAATACAAATGCCAGGCGCCGATGCTTCCCAATTTACTCAGTTAAAAAAAGCGAGTGCAAATTATAGAGGTCCACCTCGTAGTGACTTAAAATCTACAAATCGTCTGACGCAGTATGTGGTACCCTTATCAGTTTCTTCGGATGAACAGAAATTTCTACCGTCTCTAAGTCTTAAAAACACACGCCCGTTGCTTTTAGCATCTATCAATGTGGATACATTTGCAAAAAAACAATCCTCTAAGCAAAATTGTGCGTAAGTAATAAATGCCAATCAAAAATAATTACGTTGAGGCATCTGAGCTGACTCGCAGAAAAAAGTTGACGGCAATTAAGAATGCAAACGATTCTGCGAATCCTTTAAAATTTCGCGCATTGACCGTATTTGATTCGTACGATCCTTCGGTTATCTCTAATAAAGGGTATAGTGCAGAAGTTTGCAATGATTCGTGTAGAACTGATGTGAAATCCCATAATCTTACAAACACACTGACTTTATCATATAAAAATGTCAACAGAGTTGGTTCAAGCTAGAAAAGGAAGTAAATCCTCCACACGTTTTTGATATTTCAGATTCGTATTTTGATGCAGTTAGAACCCATACCTGAGAATTCCAAAAAAGAATATATTTTTTATCTATAGATCTCCAAACTTCTTTTCCAAAGTGCTGTGTTGTGAAATCTTTTTCATACACACCACTCCAATGATCATCTGTATCAATAATAATCACATTTTTAGAAGGTTCTGGTACAACAGGTTTTACACCCATATATTCTTTAATGATATTCGTATACTCAATCGTAATACTGTCTTCGGAAATATGTTCAAACATATTGGGATTTTCACGAAACCGATCAAAGATATTTGTGTCTTTGTACTCACCTTTAAAGAAATGAGTTTTGGGTGAAGATTCCGTAATTCCTGCAAGATGAAATATGTTCTTTTTTGAATAATTTCTTCGTGAATCTGTTGCCCAACTAAAATCTAGTTCTGTATGAATTCTCGTTTCCTTGCCACGTTTCCAATATTCCCACAGAACACACCACATATCTGTAGTCCACGTTTGAATATGGTGATCTATAGGATACTTCCGTTCATAGGCTTTCATCATATCAAACAAACGATAACAGTCAGTTTCTACATCTTGCCAATAATCTTCATCAATGTTTTTTAGAAGATATTGTGCGCCTCCCGAATTTGTTTGATTCTGTTTCACTAGATCTACTGAAATATTTAGACAATCGCACATCTTTTGCAAAAGATCATTGTCAGGAAGTTCAGGATATTTTGCTTTATAACGTTTACAACAATCAACAATATAGTTATGACCAATGTAAGAAATTGTATCCGAAACATACCCCACATCATTATTCAACATTTTTTCAAAAGGTGGCACCTTCACCAAAAAGATGTCTGAATCATGATAAAACACATTCTTACCTAATTCAGGATATTCTTTAAAAAACTTTTTCAAAATATGTGGCCGTACAGAAGGAATATAATTTCTGTTGGTACGATCATCCTTATACCAACGAATATTATACGTCTTTGCTAGGTTTTGAATGTATTGTGATGGACCACTGCCATAATATCCAAAGACAGCATAACATTGATCCTTGATTCCATGCTTTGCAAACTGATACAAATACAATTCAACCTGCCAATGAAAATATGGTTGATCAGGTTGAGCAGATATAAAAATTAGATCGTCCATTTTGGGATTAACGTATCCAGTAAGTAAATTAAAGATGTTTGAATTTATCGAGAAAGTTGTGTATATAAATCTAGAGCATCGTAAGGATCGTAAGGAAGAAACGGAAGCAGAATTATTGAAATACTTTCCTCCTGAAAAGATTGTTCGTTTCGAAGCTATTCGTGATAAAAAGGGAAGTGTTGGGTGTTCGAAGTCACATAATGGAGCTATGGAACTTGCAATTGAAAACAAATGGAAAAATGTTTTGATTGTTGAAGATGATGCATCGTGGGACCCTCGGTTTGATACGCAATATCCTATTTTAGAAGAACTTGTTAAAAAACCATATGATGTAATTTCCTTTGGTATTTTGGGGTATTCAGATGCAAAAACTCATAAACTAAAGGATGGTCAAACAAGAACGGCATACTTAGTTGCAGAACATTATTATCAAACCTTTCTAGATCATCAAAAAGAAGGTCTAGAAAAACTAGTGACGAATGAATATACATTAGCAAATAGATACAAATATTGTGGAGATCAATATTGGAAAATTCTACAAAAACGAGACAATTGGTTTCGGTTACGACTAATGTATCAACGAAAGAGTTTTAGTGATATAGTTGGTGGAAACGTAAATTATGAAGGAATGTTTCTAAAACATTGATATAATGGAATATTATAGCCCCAAAATATTAATTGGAAAAAATGTGATTGAAGATGTATTATCAAACATAACCCCCGACACGAAAATGTTAGTTTTTGGATTGGGTTACGATAGCAAAATGTGGTACAATGCTACAAATAAAAAATGTTTTTTTGTAGAAAATAATGATAGCTATATCAATCTAAACAAAAATGATATTGATTCTGCAAATATCATTAAGTACAATTACACAACAAAATGTGCAACATGCTTAAATTTAAAAGATGAAGAAATACAAAAATTTGAAGTACCTTGTACATTACTAGAAAATGGTCCGTTTGATATAATAATTATTGATGGACCAATAGGATATGGTGGTGGGCCTGGAAGATTAATTCCTACATATTGGTCATCAGTTTTAACAAAACCAGGAACACTCGTTTATATGGATGATTCTTCTAGACCAATTGAAAAATACTGTATTTCAAAATATTATGAAAAGAATGTAAAACATGTATTTAAATATAGAAATAATGAATGCACTAAAATAATATGTCCAGCTTAAAATATTCAATAATAATTACAGCTTCATTAATAAAATCACATCCGTCTATTGATTTTATTAAATGTGTAATTGAATCATTAAAATATGTGAATATAGATAAAGATACACCGATTATATTAGCTCATGATTATAGTAATGATAGTAAATTTATCAACTATCTTGAAAATTTAGAAAAGTATATTTCTAGCAATAAAAATATAAAAATTGTAGTTAGAAATTCACATGGACATTTAACTGGTAATATTAGAAATGCTTTTAATTTTATCAATACAGAATATGTTCTAATAATTCAACACGATTTACCATTCATAAAAGAGTTTAAAATAGAAAATGTCATACAAGATATGGAAAACAATCCAGAATTAAAACATATTCGATTTAATAAACGTGCGAATATTAAAGCAGTAAGTGATTCAATAAATGATTTATTCGGGAAACAGATTAAATCAAAAAACTATACTTATACGAGAACACCTTCTTGGTCCGATAATAATCATATATGTTCTTCAGAATATTACAGAGATATAATATTAAAAGAATGCAATGATGGAAGACCTATGGAATCATATTTAATTGCAAGATCAAAAACAGAAGAAATTCATAATAAGTATGGAACATATATTTTTGATTCAATCAATCAACCAGCATATATAAAACATATAGATGGCAGACGTAAAGAATTTCTCTAAAACTCCTCATCAAACTTTATAGTCATATCTTCTGCATTCATACCTACACCAGGCTTTGAATACTCCGATACTTTCTTTTCGAAGAAGTTAGTTTTGCCTTCGAGTGAAATCAGTTCCATGAAATCAAATGGATTCACAGCATTGTATTTCTTTTGTAGACCGAGTTGTTGAAGCAACCGATCCGCTACAAACGAGATATACGAAGTCATATCTCTTGCATTCATTCCAATCAACGCACATGAAAGAGCTTCACAAATAAACTCGGTTTCAATATTCACTGCTTCTTGAACGATATCATAGATTTCTTCATTTGTAAGTTTGTTTTGGAGTTTATGGTAGAGAGCAATTGCAAATTCGGTATGTAGAGCTTCATCGCGCGAAATCAGTTCGTTGGAGAATGTAAGACCAGGCAACAAACCACGCTTTTTAAGCCAGTAAATGGCACAAAAGGAACCGCTGAAGAAAATACCTTCAACACATGCGAAAGCTACGAGACGAGTTGCGTAACCTTTGGGTGACTCAATCCACTTAATCGCCCATTCTGCTTTCTTTTTAATGCAGGGAATCGTATCAATCGCTCGGAAATACTTGGATTGTTCTTCTTTGTCTTTGACGTATTGATCAATGAGAAGCGAATAAGTTTCCGAATGAATTCCTTCCATTGCATTTTGAATGCCGTAAAAGAGACGAGCAATGGGAGATTGAATTTCACGTTGGAATCGTGAAGCTAGATTTTCCTGAACAATTCCATCAGAACCCGCAAAGAAGGCTAGAACATGTTTAATGAAATGCTGTTCGCGATCATTAAGTTTCTCCCAGTCTTCTCTATCTTTACTGAAATCAATTTCTTCAACCGTCCAAAATGTGGCTACTGCTTTTTTATAGAAAATGTATAGATCTTCTTCTTGAGGCGAAATAGGGAACAACGTGTATCGCGCACCTAAAGAGGAAGAGTGATCAAATAGGGGCTCCATACTAGTTGAAAAGGAATTAAACTCATCCATTCTTATAACAAGAAATATGGTGGATAATAATGATCCGTTTTCAAGTAACCTATTACGACATGTTTTTTATCCAAAAATTGTGAGTGATGGAACGGGGGGATATAGGGTAGATGTAGATCTTCTAAATGTAAATAACATCACAGTTTCAGGAAATATTGCAGGACCTTCAGGGACTTTTTCGGGAGGTGGTACAGGACCTACAGGGCCTCAGGGACTCCAAGGGATTACAGGAGCTACAGGACCTACGGGACTTCAAGGACCTCAAGGAATAACAGGCTATACGGGACCTACGGGACTTCAAGGACCTACGGGACCTACAGGAGTTCAAGGAAATACAGGACCCGATGGGAATGCTGGAAGTATGACAGGACCTACTGGACCGCCATCCAGTATAACAGGACCTACTGGCCCCCCTTTATATGGTCAAACGCTTGTTGGATATCAGTATCTAACAACTAGTGGTAGTGCGTCTTTTCCAATTCCACTTTCAACAAGCCGTATTGTGTTAAAAATGAAAGGAGGTGCGGGAGGGGGCGCAGGAGATTACGTTAGTAGTGGAGCAGGTACACAAGGTGGAGCAGGTGGGTCGGGACAATATGTTGTAGCTGAATCGTTTCTAACAAATCCATTGGGTAATAATAAGTTTCAATTGTCATATTCGGTTGGAGGCGGTGGAAGTGCAGGTGGGACATCCCTACCAGGTGGAAATGGTGGAAACACAACTGTTAGTTTAGAGTATTATAATCCACTGACAAGTGCATCTTCACCATTAAATTATAAGTTAGGAACTCTATATACACTTTCGGCTGAAGGAGGCTATGGTGGGACTCCGTTTACACCTGTAGCATCACTATTTGGTATAGGTGGATATGGTGGGGGATATTCGGATACGTCACGACTATTTGGAATGGCTGTTCCTGGAATTGAAGGAGATTCTACTAATACAATTCCTCCATATGATCTAATTCTAAATAGAGGTTACGATGGAGCTGGTGATGGAGGAGTGAATGGATTTCCAGCTACTTCTGGAATCAGCGGTTCGATCTACATTTACTGCTATTCAATCTAAATCTTCCCCACAATTTTGTGAATAGAAAGAGTAGACACCCCCGATGCATCTGAAACAGGTTTCATTTGACTTTTTGTTTTTAAACCCATAACAAAGGCCACAACTCCAGCCACAATCGTTTTTGGAGTGTGTTCAAAATCATCTTCGGATTTCAAAGAAATATCATACAATAAATCCATAATTCTTGTTCTTGCATCATCGTTCAAATTCAATGTAGCACACAGACGTTCCGCAATTCCAATTTGTGTTTGAAGAACCGTATTGTCGGTAGGAGAGAAATATGTAACAGCTTTACAAAGTGCACGAATATTCACAATCATGATTTTTGCAATTTCTTCATAGGATCTTGGAACACCGTTATTACGACACGCAACAAAGATCGCTGCACCCATTAATGCCCTACGTGTTTCGCCACGAACTTTTTGGGCATCTTCAAGCTGTTTATACATTCCACATGCGTCCATGATAATTGATTTAGGTAGACCTGCATGTGTACACGACAGATTAATGGCATCAAAGATACCCATCCATGAACGTTGAGAGTTGGAAGAAAGCGACCAACACGAAAGTCTTTGAAGAGCTTTCATGTTTGCCGATTGAATGCCTTTGTAGGAAATAATAGATCCATACGAAGATTCTGGCAACAAATCCGATGTTACAAATCCTGTTCTGCATTGATCTTCTCCTTTTGAATCTTCATAATTGCGCCATTCAGCGCCTTCATCAATCATTTGATGAAACATAACACCGCAAGAAGAACATACTTGCTGACCTTCATCAATTACTAAAGTATGTTGACATTCCATCTTGATGCTCTTTTGTGCTGTCTTTCTTTGCTTCCGTTTTACGCATCCATCTTGTCACCGACCATTTTTCGGGAAATACTTTTACGAAATGTGCTTTCAAGTATGTAGTATACAAATACTGAATCTTGGTACTCAAATCACCTAGAAACAAAAACATAGCAAATGCAAAAAACACACCTGAAATATATGTATCAATTTGTCTATCCAACTCTCGTGCAATTGGAAACAACGGTGGTCGATCACGAATGAAATGTGTTGTCCAATACGCTATTAAGCCAACCAAACTGAGTTCTGCACCTATATCTGCCGATTGATAAAACAATCCCGCATTTTCCCATTCTTTGTCATAATCATCAAACAAGTGAAAAATCAAGTAGGAAATGATTGCGCCAAACACGGTATAAAAAATCGCCAACACTGATATATTTAGTGTCGCGTGAAACACTTCCTCCATTGTATTTAATCAGTGAATTTCAAAATCATAACACCTGCTCCAATCATGGCAACTGCAAGATAATCGTGAACGTGTAGAACTTCTTTGAAATATAGAACACCTACGGTTGTTGTTGCCATAACAGATAATCCTGACCAAAGTGCATTTGTGAATGCAAGTCCTGTGAGTTTAAATGTTTGTACTAGAAGACTACCTACGCCTATATACAAAAACACTCCTCCTACAAACCATCTCCAGTCTTTCAATGAATTTTTAAAACAGGTCATAGCCGATGTTTCCAATCCAACAATCATAAGAACATAAAATATAATCCACAAATAGCTGGATGAAACCTTCATTTGTGTATTACTCGGTAGGATCTCTTGCCATAAAAGCGATCGCAGAAGGATCATAGACTAAAGGTCTGTAATTTGTAGCTAACAAAGGTCTTCCCACATCTTTTGTTTTTACAGGTTTCATCCATGAAATTAAAAGATACTTTTGTTCAACAATCCATACCCAATATCCTGCCGCAAAATACTCTTTCACAAGAAACTCTAAAGCTTCTGCGAGAGAATACAGGGGATATCCAAATACAAATGTTGGAACTTCATATATAATGTAAGGAGCTCCTGTATTATGAACAGCTTGTTGACGTATTTTTGCTTGGATCTGAGTCATTACAGGTGTCATTGCAGCCATACGATTTAGTCTACGTCCTTCTTGTTCATTCCATACTTCACGGGCTTTCAGCATTCTAGATTATTACTTACTAAGAATGTCTTTACCGTTTCGTAAACTTGGATTAAGTGGTGGAGGTATGAAAGGTGTTTTGCATATTGGAGCATTAATTGAATTATCAAAATATCAAGATCTTTATTTTCCTGATGGTATCTACGGTACATCCATTGGTGCTATTATAGCTGTATTTGTAGCCTTTCAAGTAAAATTTACATTTGAATTTTTAGATGATAAAATGAATGATCTTTCACCTGAAAATTTAATTCCTGACGTTAATTTTGAAACCTTACGCAATTCCTTTTCTGAAAAAGGTATGTTTACGATGGATCTTTTCAAAGAGAAAGTTGTGGCCTTGTTTAAGACTTACGATCTTGATATTGAAACTCTAAAAATAAAAGATGCTAAAATGCCATTGTACATAACTGCATCCAACATAACAAAAGGTATTCCAACAATCTTTCGCGGAGATGTAACAATTTTGGACGCTTTACGATGTTCATGTTGCGTTCCTTTCGTATATAAACCGCAAGAGTTGTATGGACAACTGTATATTGATGGAGATGTATTCTTACCGTATATTGGCTCTATTCAAAAAGATGCTTTTATTATCACATTAAAGACACATTCCTATGCAAGCATCACTCCTAAAAATTTAAAAGATATCAATATGTTATCTTATCTTCGTCAAATTTATAGTTTAGGAGTACGCAACAGTATTGAATTTCAAAAAAATGAGTTAACTCTCAATCTTATTTATCCAAAACTTCTCGCCGAATCAGATTTACGTGATTTTGATATTCAGGATATTTTCAAATCGGCAGGAAATGATTTACGCAGGTTTCTCATCTCCAAGGGCTTTCTTTAAGAATTCGCGGAAATTAGCTACATCAGGTTTTCCTACCATTTCATATATCTTTTTAGATGTTTGTAGTTTGAAGGTTGGATATGCTTGAATGCTGTATAATGCAGCTTTACCCTTATCTGTTTCTGCATTCACTTCTTCAAAAGATACCTTTTTGCCACCATATGTATAATTTGAGTTTTTAACAAACTGTTTCATAGAATGCCAAGGTTGTTGAGCATGTTTGCAATGAGGACACCATGTTGCATAGAAAAACATAAAATTAGCTTGACCATCATCGAGTCCACCATCATTGGGAGGTTCTTGTTCGATAACTCTTGCACCAGGTGGTGTACCTGTCCATCCATAATAGATTCCAATACACGCCAATACAACTATTAAAGAGACAATAAGTTCAACTATCATCTTTACGAAACGTTGGATATAAAATTCGCGCATCTTCTCGTTGTTTTTCAAAGTTCTTTCTATATACCTCTTCTTTGGTGAGAAGAGGTTCGCGTATTTGTTGCCATGCTACTTGCGTGGTTTGCCTTTCGGGTTCGTAGGGTTTAGGGTGGATTTTGTACCATTTTCCGTTGTATCTGAGGATGTCCATACATCGGTTAGTGATTTTATGAACCGAATCCATTTTGAATCTTCTTTTCCTTTTTTACACCATTCGTTGAAAGTGTGTTGACTCCCCATCGAAAGATTACATCTTGAACATATAGGAACTAGATTTGTAATCTCACAAGATCCTCCTTTGCATTCAGGAACATCATGACCTGCTTGAAAATCAAATACAGTAATTTTATTTTTACACCATGTTGTTTTACATTTGGATTCAAACTTTCGTCCGACTTTTTGAATCCATAGTTGTTCACGAATAGCTTTTGGAATTTTCTTCTTTTTGTAGACTTCGTCTGACATTGTATATTCACACAGGTGTATTGAAAACGGATTATACTAGCGTTTGACTTCCTCTATACTAATTAGAATGCAGATTCGAAACCGACTTGATATGCATAGTATCATTTATGAGATTAAGCATAGCGTATTGCCAAACGAATCATTCAGTTACAACCTTAGAACTATGGGATATAACGTTTGGATTCTACGTATTTCGCGACCTAATGGGAATAGAACGGCCAAAATTGAAATTATTGTAGATGAATATGAAGATGAATATGACCGCGGAGCACGTGGATCTGTGTTACGGTATGGCGATATTCCACGACAGCATGTTGCTTTGATTTTGGATTCTATCATGGAGCGAATTTAGGGAAATCCAACAAGGTGAGCACCAATACCAAAGCCAGCACCCGTACGAGCAGATGCACCTACCGAGGGAGCATACACGTCAAGAATGGCAAATGTGGCTAGAGCAACTAGCCCAATCATTCCAATCTGCGACAAAGGAAGCGATTTGCCACC